ACTTACCAGCGCGTTAGCCTGGATACTCAAATACTAGCTTTCGATGACGTTAAAAAAAACTTCGATTTCGAAACGCTATTCTCGCTTATAACCGAAGGCATTACCGTAAACAGAAAAAACAAAGATGAGGTTTTTATACCTTTCGAGCGGTCGCCTAAGATAATGATTACCACCAACTATGTCATAAACGGCTCAGGTGCATCACACGACGGCCGCCGCCACGAGTTGGAGTTTTATCAGTATTTTAACGGTAAGGTCACACCTTTAAAGGAATATGGCCGACTTCTTTTTGACAGCTGGGCTGCCGACGATTGGGTTAGGTTCGATAATTATATGATATCGAATTTGCAGGACTTCTTAGGGAACGGTTTAACCAGTGTGGCATCGATTAATGCAGATGCGAAGCGTTTCATTCAAGCTACTAGTAAGGATTTCTACGACTGGGTTGAAGAGGGCAATCTCGGACTTGGAGTAAAAGTGTATAATACGGAGATAATTGAGGCATTTGTAAAGGAATATAAATCTTACAAGCTCATGCATAGCAAGACTTTCATGAAGTGGGTAGCAGAATTTGCGTCTTGGAAGGGGTTAGAATTGACAAAAGACAAGGGAAACAAAGGTAGATATTTCATTCTTGGCGAGGAATGCGTCTTGGACGACAAAAATATTACAACCGAAACGTCAGATGAACCACCGTTTTAAAATTTGCGTCTTGGCAGATTCGCTACATAGTTTGAGTTTTGTCGGTTTTCTATCTAAAAAACAAAGGCGGAAAAAAAATATCAAGACTCAAATCAAGGTTTACAAGGCGCAATTAGTAGATGTTAAAATTTTGCGTCTTGATCTAAAGGATTGAAATTTAGTTCATTATATTAAATCAAGACGGAAAGACGCAAAATCTACACGCAAAGAGAGATAGAAAAATTAAAAAAGAGATAGCAGTCAAATAAAGAGTTCCGTCTTCGTCTTGGCAGCTAAAATAATTTCACACAGATGTCTTTAAAAACCAAAACAAAAAAGATAACAGCTATTCAGGTATTATCAGAGATGGATAAGATACATAGAGAACGAAAAGCTCCTTCTATGCCTGCGAAATACATCACGGGAACCAAACATTCTGATAGTTCGGCTAATGGACTAACCAAGGCTATTATTGGTTTCATCAATTTATCAGGACAGCAGGCTGAGCGTATCAATACGATGGGCAGAATGGTGGACCGTACCAAAATTGTTAAAGATGTAGTTGGATTTCAACATCGTATAGGATCGGTTGAATGGCAGAAAGGAACCGGAACAAAAGGCAGTTCGGATATATCCGCAACGATAAAAGGGCTTTCAGTAAAGATTGAAGTTAAAATGAAAGACAGGCAATCTGATGCGCAAAAGGCGTATGAAGAATCAATTACGCAGGCTGGAGGAATCTATGTTATTTTCAGGGATTTTACTTCATTCGTGAAGTGGTACGTGATGAAGTTTGGCAGGCCGGATCTGTTCAATGAAGCATTATCAAGATTACAATCATGATCTCAGACGACGGCTCATACATATCGACGCATTTTCACTCTCCGAAAGGCACGTACGTTCTGGTGGGGTCTAAATCAAATGGGAAACTAATGGACACCATGGACACCTTCAAATGCAACGGAGAATATTTCGAATGGCCCCGATACAAAATCTTAGACTGGTTCAATGAGAAAAAAATTTGGATTTAATTATACCATTCGGAATTAAAAACATATTTCGTATATTAGCATCGCCGGCCGCCAGCACCACGTTGCGTAGCCCGGCATCAAGACAAGGTAAGTTATGAACGCAGACACCATCGCAGGACGTATTTGGGCTAAGCTCCATTATGACGAGTATCTTGATTGCATGAGCAAGGTGAAGCCTACGCTACGCAACCCCCGTTATGTGAAGATGATTTGGGATGAAGTAAACGCACTTGATGCAGAGTTTGAGAAGAAGCGAGACCTGTTCGTCGCTGCAGTGTACCAGGCGTATGCTCCGGCTTCCTACGTTTCTGAAGGAGTCGCAAAGCTTCCACCGGGTGTGAGGGATGAGGTTGCGACCGTCCTGTCGTTCGTAAACGCAAATCTAGCATCCCACTACAAAAAACAATGGGCACCGGCAATGAACCCGTTCAACAATGGTCCAGAGCGTCCGTTTCGTGCCGCCGTCATGGCCGTCGTCGAGAAATTCAAAAAGTTTAGTATCAACACTGACGAGATTCAGTACAGAATGAGGTTTGAGTGATGAAAAATCTTACACCTAAGCAAGCTCAATTTTGTCAGGAGTATCTGATCGACCTGAACGCGACAAAAGCGGCAGAGCGGGCAGGATATTCGGCGAAAACGGCAAACGAACAAGGGTCACGGTTGTTAGCGAATGTTAGTATTCAAGCCGAGTTGAAAAAGCTTCAGACCAAACGGGCTGAAAAGATCGAAGTAACCCAGGATTATGTGTTGAAAACCATTTTTGACACGATTGAGCGATGCAAACAGGCTGAACCTGTTATGATGAAGGAGGACGGTAAATGGGTTGAGTCTGGAGAATATAGATTCGACAGTCAGGCTGTTCTCAAAGGCGCCGAATTGCTGGGAAGGCATCTTGCAATGTTCACTGATAAAACAAAGGTCGCTCATGAAGGCGAGGTGCCCGTGTCAATCAAGGTAGGCTATGGCAACAGCAACGCTGACTAAACCCAAAGAACTTAAGTTTGATTTTAACCCGGACATTTTCAACAATGTCTTTTGGCATTTAAAGCGCTGTTTTGAGGACGGTAAGGTTCGTTTCATTTGGTGTTACGGAGGTTCATCTGCATCCAAGACGTACAGCGTAGTCCAGCTGATCATCATACGGATGCTTGAGAAGAGGGACGAAAATACCATGGTGCTGCGTAAGTACGCTGTCGACATAAAAGACTCAATCTACAGCGACTTTAAGGGCATCATTAATCTTTGGGGCTTATCTGACTACTTCATCGTTCAGCAGAACTACATCCAGTGCAAGTTAACCGGTAGCTACGTGCGTTTCAGGGGCCTCGATGATAGCGAGAAGATCAAAGGTCTGGCAAACTTTAAGCGAGTTGTTTTGGAAGAAATCAGCCAGTTCGAAGAAACCGACCTGAAGCAGATCCGTAAACGTCTGAGAGGCCGGGCCGGGCAGCAGATCATTGGTATCTTCAACCCGGTATCCGAGGAACACTGGATTAAAACGAAAGTATTCGATCAGGAGGAGCTGACTCAGGTTGAGGCCGATATTGCTGGTATGTGGGTGAACGACAAGGGCAACCTGGTGATCCTTAAAACCAACTACCTAGATAACATTTTCATTGTTGGCAAGTGGTCGGTAAACGCTGCAGGCGAGCTGGTACAGACCGGCGGCTTTGTCGATCAGCATACGATTGACGACTTTGAGAAGGACAAGCTAACCGACTATGAGTATTACCGTATCTACGGCTTGGGTGATTGGGGAAAAATCCGTACGGGAGGCGAGTTCTGGAAGAATTTTAAAGCCGCTGAGCACGTAAATAATATTGGATGGGATAAATCCTTGCCGTTATGGTTATCGTGCGATGAGAACGTCAATCCGTACCTCCCTTGGCAAGTATGGCAGATTAAAGGGAAACACGCTCAGCAGATCGATGAGATATTTTTGGAAGACCCGCGAAATAGGGTGGTGCATGCGGCGGCTGAATTCCGTAAGCGATACCCCGCTGATCAGGTGCCGGCTTTATACATTGGGGGAGACCGTACTTCGATCAAAGAGGACACGAAAAAAGAGAAAGGCGAGAACTATTTCACTGATATCGTGCGGGATCTGAAGGAGTATCGGCCACAAATGCGCATCCAGTCCGTCAATCCTTCAGTTGCGCAGTCGGGTAACTTCATCAACGAGATATATAGCGGCGCCAGTGCATCCGGGATAACGATTGGTATTAATGAGCGGTGTAAGAAATCGCTATTCGACTACCAGTACGCACTTGAGGCATCCGATGGTACGATATTCAAGAAAACCAAGCAGCATCCAGTAACTAAAGTGCCGTTCCAAGAATTCGGTCACGCATCGGACTGTAAACGTTA